CTGGAAACTTATCAAAGTCCTCGCGGGGTCTAAGCTCTTGGATAAACTCAAACGGCTCGTCCTGTTTATCAATGTTATCGCTGGCTAAAGCGTCTTTTAGGCTCTTTGTGAGGTTTTCTTCTCCCCATTCCTGCTTTGCCTGTCTTGCGGTGTATTTGAACTTGTAGTAAACCGTGTCAACCATACCGTCAGAGTCAAGAGCAATTACAAACTCAGTAACATGGAATGATTTAAATGCAAGAGTTGTCTTTTTACCCTCTTTTGGCTCAATACACGCCTGACCAGCCCAGCCCATATCAATCATAACCTCACTTATCACGTTATTGAAGTTAGAGGCCGATATTTCTTCAAGTAGCAAACTTGTAAGCCTGGACAGTGATTCTCTGACCGCAGGCATATCGCTAACATCTTTATTTGTAGCCCTGATCCTGAACCATTGACCGCTGAAAAGGTGACTTACTAAACCAGCCGCCATGTCCTGATTAGCAAATACAGCGGTAGCATCGAATAAGTCGGAATTCATTTCGATAACCTTAGTTCCCTCTTGACGCTTGGTAGTGACATAACTCTTTCGGGGGACTACTCTTTCGGCAACCTCTTGAAGGTGTGAGTCCAAAGTGCCTCGTTCTGACTTGATTTTGTCAAACCGCTTTATGATACGCTCTGCCCTTATCTTGTCGGCAAGGCTCTTATCTATCGCTTTTGGGTCGGCTATCATGCTGCTGTACCTCCAAGCGTGGTCTTAAGCTGTGCCGCTTGCGTAGCTGGAGAAGTACCAGCAAGCTCCGGTTTTGTCCTGCGGGAAGCCGACCTGCCTGATTTCTTACGCAACCGCCTGCCCTCTTCTTCACCTGCTCGCTGTGCTGACTCTACTATCTCTTGGTTAGTCTGAACGGGTGGAGGAAGTGCAGGTGCCTTTGCCTTACCACCACCACCACCGGGGGTAAATCGTAAGCTTGGGCGTTCCGGGTCACACTGGAAAGCTATTCCATTGGGGCTGTACCGTATTTCTATCATGCTAAGCTCCTATATTCTGTTTCCGCTTGCGTCTTCACTGGCAACTGGACTCCCTCTGGACAATCTATGTTATCTGGCTTCCTGCATTCTCCTATGTAATCACGCCAAAATGGGCATTTCTTACAGTCTGTTAGGTTTTCTAAGTCTGACTTATCCATTAGTTTGCTCTAATAACCGTCTTTCGTATTCTTTCAACCATTTCGTTCTTGCGTATCTCTCTTTTACTGAATCTGGTAAAGGTGGTAGTTTTTTAGCCGCTTTCTTCATCCTAACGAACTAAACTCCATAATTGCCTGCTCCTGTTGGTTTACTGTCGATTGATCCATAGCGTACAATCTATCAGCTATCACAACTGAAAGGTATCTGCCTGCGTCTGCGTAATGGCTTGACTTGTCATGTGCTGGCCTTACGTCATATCTTGACAGGTTTTCGATCCATTCCCGGTGATAACACAACCAAGCAGTTATAACATCCTGACAACACTTAGAGTCAATGTAGATGGTCGGAAATATGTTTGTCAGCCTTTGTATGCCGTCTATTACGTTAGTCTCACGGTCTAATTTAACGAACGACACGCCATTTTGTTTGAATGTGTCATATAACACCTGACCTGTACCAATCTCACCTTTGTTTATATCAAAGGGGCAGAAGTGCTTCCCATAGCTGAAACGCCTAGTTTCTCTTTTAGTATCGAGCATTCGCTTGTAGAAAGCAGCTCCACCCCTTACATCATCTTTTTTGCTCAAACTGAAACAGTCTATGATATGTACCTCAAGCCCGATAACCTGAAAGAATATCCACGGCATGTTAGCACCCATGCCCAAGTCGCATACTGTATGTACTGGCTGGCTGTCAATATACGGAACCTTGCATATTCTGCCCTCTTCCCGCATTTGTGCCATTTCACTAGCATAATAAGCGCCCTCAACACTGGCAATACTAGCCTCTTCGAGTGTTGATGGGTGCTCTTTATACATTAAGTGCTTTAGAACTCGCTTCTTAGCTGTGTACCAGGCCCGCTGTGGTAAGGTTATCTTCTTCTTAAAGATTATCTCAAGCTTATCAAAGTATTCGTGATCATCTTTGGCGATCTCAATAAGCTTCGGGTCTGTTACATTGCTTTCCTTTTGATGCCATGAAAAGAAGTGTCTGCGGTATTCTAATGGGCTTAACTCTTTGTCATCGCTTGAGTCAATAGCTACACTAACCATTTCTGGAAAATCACCATTCGGGCCTTCAAATGTCGATTCAATGAATATTACACCCTTATCATGTACTGTTTCCATCGCTCCGGCTTTGATCTCAGCGGCTTTAGCGGGTGCATGAGTGCATATCCAACCATACTCTGAGACATGCAGGTATTGAAGCGTTCCGGACCGCATCGAAGTACCAACATAAACTCCGCTATTGTTTGAGAACACTAATTCTTGAGCGTCATCCTTGATAAGCGTGATTACAGCTTTAAGGTCGTCCGGCAAGTGTTTATAAGCATACCTGATCTTATCCCTGAATATCTTTTTAGCGTCTAACAGCTTGTGAGCTATGATACCGGCCCGGATGTCAGAGTTGAATAAACAAACGTCAAGCACGAATATGGCGATAAATGTCGTAATACCATGCTGTCGGCTCTTTGGGATAATGTTCAACCACCACAAAAGCAGGTACAATGACTGCTGTACTAGGTTCATCTGGAACAAACATTTATTGCCCTGCTCGTCCAAGATATAGTACAAGTTGTTTAACCGCCAGAACCGATCCTCAAGATGAGTTTGAAGAATCGTTTGGGTCGTCTGCTGGGAGTTTTCCTTTTGTGCCACCACTGATAATCCCCATTACTGTTTTTAGTTCGTCGCTTACATCATGTGAAATTTCTTGTTTGTCTTTCCACTTAAAATTCTTTAATGCGAATATTGAACCCGAAGCACTGCTTTCAACAAGATGTTCTTCGTAATACATTTCAATTTTAAGCTTAGCACGCTTTATTGTGTTACAAAACTCGTCACCATATCCTTCGTAATTAAGCAATGATTTACGTTGTGCAAATCCCAAAGCTATAGCCAAGCCGCATATTGTTTGTTTCTCGGTTGAGTTGAAATACTTGTCAATAGCCTTCTGCATTTCTTCAGGCGTATCATATTTCTTGGGTCTGCCGCCGGGGTGTTTCTCTTTACTCATCTTTGTCCCCCAGTGTCTTTTTGAATTCCTCGATTGCTCGCTGTGCGTTCTCAAATGCTACTTCACACTCAAAATCTAAGTTCCCTTTGTTCAAGCTATCTAAGTGCTTGTTTATCTCTTTGAAGTGTTCTGTTGTCTCATCGGGCATTTTCAGAGCATCCTTGCTTAAAATGTTGCGTTTATGCAACGCTCAATGTGCATTATACGAGACATTCTACAGAATTGCAAGGATTAAATGATAAATCTTTGAGAATTGTTGTTTTTTTGCAACATGGGTGTTTATTTTAAATGATCGGATATGACAGGATATGATAGGATATGACAGCTTACTAAGACTGATCTGTAACACGTGCATAGACTATATTGTTCTTTTTAAGCTCTGCTTCTACCTTATTCCTGATCTTTCTTAACCAAGATGAGCATTTTTTCCATGTCTCCTTATCTATTGTCCTGTCAGGGTTCTTCATTTTAAGCTCAAACCAGTGTGGGCCTTGCTCCCTGGCCTGTTTTTCTAACAGATCAAGAGCCTTTTTGATTAAGGGATTAAATAGGGTTTCTTGTCCAGTCATAACTTCTCTCCTTACGATGTAATAATGAACCGGAGGCAACCACGCCCCCGGCTCTCGTCACTCTACAAGACCGGAACGCCCGGTCCTGCACAAATTAAGTTCCATCTTTCCCTTTGCCGCATTTAGGGCAAGGCTCACCCATGCGTACAAACTCTTTGCTTCCTTTGCAGAGTTCGCAGACCTTTTTCGTGATGTCAGGAATATGGTCAGGGGTGAGGGCTACGCTTAAAATCTCTCCACACTTCAACAAGGCCATTTCCCACCCCATAAGGTGTGCCATTTCCAGAGTATCAACCTTAAAGTCGGGGCACGGTATATCACCAACCTGTATTACTTTAAACGCCGCCTCAAGTTTAGCGATTCGGGCTTCCAGCTTCTCGATCCGTTCCTGCCGTTCTTTGTCAAACTCCTGAACTCTCTCAAAATCATCTTGTTTCATGGTTATTCTCCAATCTCTGCCGATACATTGACAGGTACATTAATATCGCCCTCGACAAACGTCAGGACATTAGTTTCGTGCTTGACATCGACTTGGACACAGCCAGCAATAATCAAGAGTAATATTAAGATTGTGTATTTCATTTTGCCTCCTTGTCGTGGATCGTGCCGATGACTTCAAGGAAGCATAAGTTTGACCATACACACAAAGCCAACCACTGTATGTCATCGTGATAACCAAAAGAGCCGTTACTAAACTCAATTTCTGCTGTCCAACCAACAGTGCTTTTAACCCTATCCCCCTCGTATATCTTAGCCCCGTTCTTATCTTTAAGCCCGGTGTACTCGCCTACGGTGTCGGGGTGGACGATAAACTGCTTATAACCATTCCCAAATGGTTGCTGGTCATTAACATCTATTGGTTCCTGAATAACCATATTACCATAAGATTGAGTCAGGTATCCATAACGCCAATGTCCAGCACACATGCCTCTGTATTTACCTATATCTCTCATAATTCCCCTTTCTTGCCCACGCCTCAATTCCCTCCTTGGCTAGCGCGGGCGGGTAAGTCCGTTTTAAGTTACCATTGATCACATAGAGCATTTCGATACCATTCACAGGTAAGGCATACTTCGCCGTCCCTCAAAACATTAACGGTCTCGTCGCTGCTTCTTTTCCATAAGTGGCAGGTTTCTACGCCCGGCTCGTCAATATCTTCTATTGGTCCATTCATATTCTTATTCTCCTTAATGGCGTGAGCCACCACAGCCCACGGGTTCACGATTTAATTAAACTTCCTGCTCGATATTCTCCAGCCGTTCTTTACGGCCCATTTGTATTTATGTCGTGGTGAGTATCTGCGGTATTTG